AGAGCGTAATGATGACATTAACACCTATCAAACACAGTGCTATTGCTACACCACCGAAGAACATTTCCCAGTTCATGTGCTACGCCCCCTTCACGACATTAAGCCAGACTTGCGAGCCATTGTAGCGTCCCAATCTAGCTCTGCTTCTAGCACGTCCAACAGAATGTCAGCGGCCCTATCCACGACATCCTCCAGGTCGAGCTGCTCACCGTCAGCTGCCATCAATGACTGCGCCATTAGCAGTGCATTGTAGGTGTAATCTCTCACTTCGATGGTCTTAGCCATACCTACCTCCTTCATTATAATAATGTACCACGTCTGCAGTCCAATGTCAAGACATTAATTGCCACAAATGTATGCCTTGTATGCCGTATGCCATGTATGCCAGGGTATCCTGCCTCCCCAATGGTGATAGTGTGGGTAGTGTGTGTGATAGTGTGCATACATTTAGTTCTTATTTTACTTATTTTTTTTTCTAACAAATGTATACTCTCCCACCTACCGCCCCACGGGAGGGAGGTATGGCAGGCATACAAAGCATACAGCATACAGCGCATACATTGACACATTTATTCCACTCGTGACCAGCAGTGGGATACCAGCACTGTCCAATACAGGCGTGGTGTTCTGCTGTCCGGTATGTTCAAATGTACTGACATCTGCCAGATCATCCAAATGTAGAACATGGTTGCACCTCCATTGGTTGTAGGGCAGGGTGCAGCGCACCCCACCCTGGCCCGTTGGTTACTTCCCGAACTTTGCCTTCAGCATCTCGTAGGCGGCTTTGGCTTGGTCGTCGGAGAATTTGTCGATGGTCTGCTCGACGGTCTCCACTTTCTTGCCTACCTCTGTGTAGTGCACAATGATGCCTGCCTTTTCCCACTCTGCCCGTTGCTTGTCGGTGGCGTCTCGGATAACCCTCTGCAACTTCCAGATGTAATAGTTCATGGCATCATCTTGGGCCTGCTCTGGCGTCATACCGTTGCACGTGACTGTTACGTCATAGCTCCGACCCCCACTCTTGATGGTTCTAATCAGTTTGTCTTTCATGGTTGCTACCTCCGTTTGATTTTTGATGATACCATCATAACACATAGCTCCGTGAATGTCAAATATCCATAGGTCTGGGGCAGGGACTCCAATGGGGGAAATGGTATCAAGATGTCGTAACACACCCTCCCACACCTTACGTCCGGAGATATTAAATGTGGCAAATGCCATCAATAACTGTGCTTTGTTCGGGGATCGAACATAGCGGGGCGGGCGGCTGCCTAATGATGTCAGCGGTGGTACAAAGATGTCGGCAACTATCATGCTCTGCCGACGTTATTGTACCATGCCTCTTTGCCGAGCCACATTTTGGTATTTATACTCTGCTGCAGCTAAAATGGCCAAAATTGGCTTGACAAATGCAGGGCCTTTTGTTAATATGGTACAATGATGAGTTCGAACTTCAAATACTTCGACGAGAATCGCGGCCGAGACTTAAGGTTTAATCCTCCTGCAAAACCGAGGTCCTTTAAGGTAGCAAAACTGTGGGACATCCATCATGAAATTTGTAGGAGGATTGCCTTAGGCGAAAAGAATGTAGCCATCGCTGAGGCGCTAGGAATATCGCCAGTGACGGTTTCGTATACTCGGAATTCCAAGGTAGCGAAGGATCAAACTGCGATCCTGCGAGGGGCCATGGATGCAGATACCATTGAGCTCGGGCAACAGATTCAAAAATTCGCTCCTACCGCACTGAAAGTCCTTGAGGACATTATACAGGGCACTGGTGACGGAAAGGAAGCATCATTATCCCTCCGAGCTAGATATGCCGACAAACACCTGGATCGGGCAGGTTACTCTCCGGTCAGGAAGATTGCATCCATGAACGCCACGCTAACAAGGGAGGATATCGAGGCAATAAAGGAGCGGTCTCGGAAAAGTGCTATTGAGGCCGGTGTTATTGACGCTGAAGTCATAGAGGAGAGCTAAATGAGATTCACTGGTAATTTTGAAGGCGTTGCTGGTACTACTTTCAAACAAACCAGCACGGATACTGCAACTGTGCTTACAGCTACAAGTTTGCTTAGTAGTGATGGCAATAGAGCAATCGGTGCTCTCATATCATGTCAGACAAATTCCGTCAGGTTTGCATTCAATGCTACACCTGTTGAAGGAGCCGGTGGGCTCGGTCATGATATTGATAACGGAGAGTGGATGTACATTAGAGGTTCCTCATTGCTCAAAGCCATGAAGATCATCAGTGCCACTGGTCAGTCAGCTGGTGTGCTCACCATCACTCCGTTCTTCGAGCCTGGTAGATAATGGTAGATGAGGCTCTGAAGGAAGTTTTATCTCAGTGCTATAATAGCACTCAAATTTGCGCGAAGACGTTATTCCCTGACGCCTTCTATGCGCCATTCTCTGATCTTCATAAACAGATATTTCAGCTCATTGATAGTGGTCAGCGTAAGATAGCAATAGCCGCCCCTCGTGGGCTTGGAAAGACCACTATCGCCAGGACGGTAGCAAACAAGGGTATCCTTTTTAGGGATATCAACTTCATATCGTATGTATCTAATAGTGCCACGGCAGCCGAGATGCAGACGGAGAATATGAAGCGGGAACTCAAGTCCAACGTTGAGATCAAGAAGCTCTTTGGTGATATCCAGATTGCTGATGAGGATATTGGGCTTGATGATACCTTTTCCAAGAGCGCATGGGTAGCTTTTGGCAACACCCTTGTCATGCCTCGTGGCGCTGGGCAGCAAGTGCGGGGGCTGATATGGAAGAACTATCGCCCCCAGCTAATCATTGTTGATGATCTCGAGAATAAGGACGAGATCATGAATGAAGATAATAGGAAGAAGCTGAAGGAATGGTTCCTATCGGATTTGCTCAAGTCAGTGAATAGGTATCTTGATGACTGGCGCATCATATACATTGACACACTGAAACATGAGGATTCGATTCTCCAAATGCTAATGGACGCCAGAGATTGGGCATCAATAAGACTGTCGCTCTGTGATACTCATTATAACAGCTTGGTGCCAGAATATATTACTACCGAGGAGTTGAAGCAGGAAGTTGAGGATCACCGTGAGAAGGGTGCACTTGATGTATTCTATATGGAATATATGAATGTGCCAGTTGCAGCGGAAGATGCGTCCTTTAAGCAGGAATACTTCAAGTACTATGAGGAGACGCATCCTGATTTCGCCAGTAAGGTTAAGCCGAAACTTGAGAATGTTGTACTTGTTGATCCTGCAAAGACTGTGAAGATGCAGAGTGCCGAAAGTGCTATTGTAGGAGTGGGACTGGATTACCAGACACCTGCAATATACTTCCGAGACTGTGTATCAAAGAAAATGTATCCAGATGAGCTATATGACGAGATGTTTGCTATGAAAGAGCGTCTCAATGCTCATGTGGTTGGGATTGAAGTTACTGGACTCGAGGAGTTCATCAAGCAGCCCATAAAGAACGAGATTATTAAAAGAGGGCCAAAAGCCTCATTCGAACCTATTTGGCTTAAGGCTAGAGGAGGTCCTGCAGATGGATCAAAAGGTAAAATCAAGCGGATTGGTGCACTCGTGCCGTTTTATAGGCAGGGGTACATCTTCCACAATGTTACCTGTTGTGCGGGGTTGGAAGCCCAGCTGTTGATGTTCCCTCGTTCGAAGCTCCTCGATATAATGGACGCCTTTGCGTACATAGTAGAAATGATGGAGCTAGGAGAGCGCTACTTCAATCCTCCACCTGAAGACCCTGATGATGTAGAGGCAGAATATGCGGAACTGGATTATGACAAGCCTCTTGAAGGATGGAGGTACATATAATGGTGCTCACTGGGGGAGAGATTATCATGGCAGGTGCATTAACCACTATTGTGGCTGGAGGGATTGGAGCTGTCTTTGGACGTAAGGGTAAAGTATCTGATGTTAGTTGTAAAGAGCGACAAGAGGCCTTAAGCAAACCTATAATGATCGAACTCAAGTACATCAAAGAAGCAGTAGATGACATAAAGAAGCACGTAAATGGAGATTAGCCATGCTATCTGGAATTCTGAGACGTCTTGGGGTGAGGATAGTTCTCTATAAGCACTCACATGAGGTTAGGAATTCCACGACCTGCATTATGGGGATAGTTAAGAAAGTGCTCGTATATAAGGCCATAACTAACAATGATTGCAGAGACATCATGTTCCAGCTCGCCAGAATCGAGAAATCTCTTAACTATGTCCGGCGATTGAACAAAGGTTGATAGATGGCAGAGAAGAAATTATATGGTGCTTCATTTGGGCCATATCTCTATAGCGATGACGCTGTTATAAATGACCCAGACGGAGACTTTGCGAACTTCGTCGAGCACGCATCTATTAGTGATGGTGGTCATCTATGTGCCTTTGTTGAGTTACTGGACACTAACCAATCTCATGGGCTTAAGATTTATTGGAATGAGAATGACACTGGCCACAGAGCGTTAGCATTACTTCTAGGTGGCGGTGATAGATCCTTAACACTGAATGAGAGTTTTACTATTGGAGATGGTTACAGTGGAACACTTACATTTTCAGGCGATAGTAAAACACTTGAAGTTGAGGATGACTCAAACATTAACCAGGACGTCACGACAGATGGCACACCCACTTTTGATGAAGTGAGGTTAACACCGAAGGCCAGTTCTGATGGGCCTGAGGGTACAATATTCTATGATTCAGATGACAATCATGTGTACGTAGGTACAGAATAAGGAGAGGTCATGAAGGATTTCACGGTCTGGATAAACAAGTCTGGAGTCACATTCTTTGTTGGTGGTGACCCAAAAGATGGTAAAGCTCCCATTATTACTGGGAAGCTTGAGAAGCCGCAAATCAGAGTCAACCCTGATAGGGGTGAGATTGTAATAGTGGAGACGAGCTAATGGCAGTTGAATGGAAAAAGATTGCGTATGAAGATGACGTGATCACCAAAGCCTTTTTGGATGCTAAGGGTGATCTCATTAGTGCTTCAGCAGATGATACTCCAGTAATACTTAGCGTGGGCGCTAATGATACCTGTCTGATTGCTGATGATGAAGAGGCATCAGGCTTGAAGTGGGGTACACCATCAGGTATCACTCCTGCAGCACATAAAGATTCACATGATCCGGAAGATGGGACTGATCCACTGGATTGTGCCGCCGCTGCTGAAATCAGTGTTGTTGTTGCTGCTGGGGAGGGCGAAGCTCACTCATTTGCTAGGTCTGATCATGTACACGCTATCAACCATGCGATCTCGGACAATCATTTAGTTACTATTGATGCTGGTGATGTCGCCGCTGATGAGATTGCAGTGTTTACAGCTAATGGGTTAAAGAGTCAGACGCCTGCTGAGGTTGCA